GCCGCTAAGAAGAAAGCAGAGGAAATGGAATATGAATTGAAGCAGTACATTATGTTTACACATGGAACTTCAGCTTGGGACGAATTGATTCGTATGCAAGGTAAAATACGAAAACAAAGACAAGAACAGATTTATGCACAACAAGAAGCAAGAGAAAAACTATTTAATATTATTATTATTAGTTTAGGAATTGGAGCTATTGTTGGTATGCTAGGGTGGGGTGGATATTGGATAGTCCAAACATCACCTCTGTTCTCACAGTGGCAATAAAACTTGCAATATTAATTAGCTTATTATTATTTCCTGTAAACAGCTTTGCAGGAGGGAAAATGTGGACCTCTGATCCAGGTGGTCCAAGTAATATTATTAACTTACAGCCTCGTAGTGGCTTTACTACTATGACAAGGGAACAACAAATAAGAAAGGGTACTAGGGACAGGCCTCCAAAATATACTATCTGTAGATTAGCTGGTAGAAAAATTGTGAGATCGAAAAAAATATGTGTGTATAAGGGCCCACAGAATACAAACGAAAGTGCCGTGGTTGAAAAATTTGATGATTGTCCCAAAGAATATAAGTGTGTCTATGAACCTAACAGTTCAGAAGTAAGCATCTATGATGTATTCGATTCACTTGCTGACTCTATAAAATAATTTACTTGACACGGAGGTTTAAATCTAGTATAGTTAATCTATGGTTGATTTAAAAAGTCTTAATACAAAATTCGAAAGAACATTTTTTAAAGAACTAAAAAAAATGGCTATGTATATGTGTATCATATTAGCTTTTGTAATTTTATTTGGATTTGTCGCTACTGCACAAGCCCAAGTTTTAATAGTCGGAGATAAACGTATAAAAATACATACGTCTGAACAACTTTGTCTCGCAGAGAATATGTACTGGGAAGCAAGAAACCAAAGTAAAGCGGCTATGTTAGCCGTTTCACACGTTGTTATGAATAGAGTGTTAGATAAGAGATTTCCTAATGAAGTTTGCGAAGTAGTCTATCAAGGACCTACACGTAAATCTTGGAAGGATCCTACTCTTCGACACCCGGTGAAAAATAGATGTCAGTTTAGTTGGTATTGTGATGGGAAATCTGATGTACCACCTAAAATTGATGAAGAATTATGGCGTGAAACTAAGATGTTAGCTAGAACATTTTTATATAACTATAATTATATTATAGATCCCACAGATGGTGCTACACATTATCATGCTTATTATGTAACCCCTAGTTGGGCAAAACAAAAGAAAAGAACGGCTAGGATTGAAAGTCACATATTTTATAGGTGGAAAAAGTAATGAGTAAAAGAACATATATGAAAACAACAAAAAAACAAATTGTTGAATGGGGAATGAAAAATATTAATGAGTGTGGTTATGGTGTTGATGCAATTCAAATGGACACTCATTGTTGGAGATGTGGATATGAGAGTCATACAGAAAGATGTCATGTAATTCCCCATGCTTTAGGTGGTAAAGATGAACCTTCTAATTATAGATTGTTCTGTTCTTCTTGTCACAAAGAGCAACCAAATGTAAATGATTACAATGCGACAGATGAATGGGTTAGAAAAACTAATGTTGGTGTGTATGAACAATTTTGGAAAATAAGAGAAATCTTTATATCTACAGTTAATGATGTTACGAATCATTGGGGTGAAAAATGGAATTATTCTACAAAAGAATGGATTGCTAAAGAATTTTATAAACGATTGAAAAATCCAAAAAATAGTATTTGTGATGTAATTACACCAGAACAAATTTCTGGTTGTTTGAAAGGTATGAGTTATGGCTCTTGAAGTAATGAACGTGAATAAGTTTTCTACGACTATTGAAGAAGTTGTTGTAGAGAAAAGAATACCATACATGGAAGCAGTTGTGTGGTATTGTGAACAAAATAATATGGAAGTAGAAGTTGCGGCTAAACTATTGAATGCAATTATTAAAGCTAAGATAGAGGCTGAGGCTGTAGACTTAAACTTTTTAACAACACCAAAAGGATCGAAGTTACCTATATAATGAATGGATTGGAAGCATATACTACTTATCTTGCCGTTCGTAATCATTTTAAAACTAAAAGCTATGATTACTTTAAATATAACGGCAAGATAAAAGTAAACGAAAACTCTTTTCGAACAAGAAGAGATCATTATCAGTTTGAAAAAATAGCTAGAATATATAAAAGAGATGACTTTGTAAAATATCTTGTAGCTAATTTCATAACTGAAGATGAGTATATACTTGGTATGTCACAAGGAAGAGCAATGGTGGCTCACAAGAAGTGGCAGAAAAGTATAGAATCATTCTCATATCAATTCAAAGAAGATATAAAAACTCTCAAAGAATACGATTCAAATTTCAATATACATTTTGATTGTAAAATGGATGGAGTTGTACACCCTATGGCTTTTAAATTATATCTAAGGGATAGAGTACATATAAATACATTAGTAGCTATAAATCAGCTACTTGACTTTACGAAAGTATGGGATTATTATTCGGGTGAAGATAAAATGATAAAAGATTTTATTTTTTTACTTGACAAATACACTCCTTTTCTGTATAGTTATATTAATATCGACAAGACTAAATCGAAACAAATTATTCTGGAGACTTTCAATGAATAACGAAGTAGAGAGATATGTTGGAGAATTAAAAGAGTTGAGAAAGCAGAATAAAATTCTCAACGAAAGAGTCAAGGCTTTAGAAGAAGAAGTTGCATGGAGAACGAAATACGGAGATTATATTAATCATCAATATATTATGGCTTCATCAACACAGCCGAAGAAAGCGACAAAGATTACAATGGTGGAAGAAGATGATTCATCTCGTAATTATAGAAATAAATATTTTTCTTCAGCTACTTAAAATAAAGACTTGACAAACAGTTTATATTATGTTATATTGGACAAATTAAATACAAAAATACTCAAATATACAAGGAGACACGACTATGGCAACATCTTTCGCCGCACTTAAAAAATCCCGCTCAAGTTCATTGAGCAAGTTAGTTACCGAAACTTCAAAAATAAATGCACCTGCAGAAGGTAGTTCAGAAGACAATCGTTTCTGGAAACCAACTGTAGATAAAGCTGGCAACGGCTATGCAGTTATTCGATTTTTACCAGAACCAAAAGGTGAAGACTTACCTTGGGTTCGAACATTTTCACATGGTTTTCAAGGTCCATCTGGAAAATGGTATATCGAAAACTCATTGACAACTTTCAATGAGAAAGATCCCGTTAGTGAATATAATTCTACATTATGGAATAACGGAACTGAAGCTGGTAAAGAACAGGCTCGTAAACAAAAGCGAAGATTGTCTTACATTGCAAACATCTTTGTAGTGAAAGATCCATCAAACCCAGAGAACGAAGGAACAGTTCGACTCTATAAGTTTGGTAAGAAAATCTTTGACAAACTCAATGAAAAAATGAACCCTGAATTTGAAGATGAAACTGCTACTAACCCATTTGACTTTTGGGAAGGTTGCGATTTGAAATTAAAGATTCGTAATGTTGAAGGCTATCGTAATTACGATAAGTCAGAGTTTGCTGAAGTATCACCACTTGAAAATGGTGATGACGATAAACTTGAAAAAGTTTATGAGTCTATGTTTTCTCTCAATGAATTTCTTGATAGAAAGCATTTCAAAACCTATGCTGAATTACAAGCAAAGCTTAATATGGTATTAGGTTTAGAAGGTGCTTCAACAGTTGCTCCTTCAGTTAAAACTGCTGAAGATAATGTTGTTGAAATGCCAAAGCAGAAAGAAGTTTCTGCACCGAAGATTGAATCTTCTTCTAATGATGATGAGAACTTATCGTTCTTTGAAAAGTTAGCAGAAGACGAATAATCTTTCTTTTTCTCTCTCTACTAGGGCGGCTTTATGTCGCCCTTTTTTTATTTCAGAACACCCATTTCCTTTAAAGCTTCAGTTTCTTCAGCGGGTTTCTTTAGCACTTCTTTTTTATTCTTCGGATTTAGGAATGCAATAAGTCGTGACATAAACATTAACCTCTAGCTAATCGTTCTTCAAGATAGTTAGAATATCCTCTAGGGTGTACTACCATTCCACCAGTTATAGTTTCTGATGCATTTATAGTTGTTTGTGAATTATTTGAATTATCAAGAGCAACATCTCCTGATGAATTTCCGTATATAGGATGTCCAGGTAATACCATAGCTCCAGCTCCATTACCTGATGCAGTTGGATTTCCCTCTAATCTTAAAATTTCATTTTTAAGTCTAAGGGCTTCGTTTACTTCTGCTAATTCTTCTTTAGCGGCGTTTAACATTTCTGTAGTTTCTTGTGCATTTGCTTCTATACCAGCTTTTCTTTCTTCTGCCTTTTTTAATGCATTCATGGCTTCTTCTGCTGTATTAATGCCTCTGCCCCAACTTCCAAGCAAACTTTCCTTAAAGTTACCAGATGCTATCATTTCTTTAAGTTCATTTATTTTTTCTTCTTCAGCATCTAACAATTCTTTCTGAGTGTTCGAATTTCTTTGTAAAGCATCTACGTTAGCTTTTCTATCTTCAATTTCAGACATTAGTTTTTCTTCATCTGATTTGAATAGTTTACCAACAAATGGTACTTTCTTTATCTGTTCTATAACCCAATCTTTAACTAAGTCTAGAAAACCTACTATAGATGCAAATATTTTAAATACTGGATTATCCTTTAAAGTCTTAAATGGATCTTCACCCTCTTCACCTTTAAACAATGCTGTTATCCAATTTACAACACCCTTAACTAAATCCCATGGTAATTTTAAGAAACCTTTAATCATATCTTCAAAACTAAAATCCATAACACCTTGTATTATTTTTCCAATAATACCTTCATCATCTTTAACTCTCCCATCTTCACCAAGTTCTATTCCGAATGCTTTTCTCCATAACCACGTTAACCCATTCTTTAACATATCTAATGGAGCTCCTAAAAAATCACCAATAGCAGATGTTGTTCCATCTATTAATTTACCAAACATTGTCTCTTCATCTGAATTAAACATTTGTTTAATTCCTTCATATGCAGATATGAGCATTCCCAATGGCCATAATACCTTTTTAAATACAGTTTTAAAAAGTGCAATACCACCTTTAACTAATGGATTATTAAAGATTTTACTATTAGTTATAAATCCAGCTACTGATTTAATGGGACTAAGTACTCTTCTGAAAAAGCCACCAATTTTAGCAAATACTCCATCTTTTCCTCTTAACCCACCTAAACTAATTTTAGGAAATCTGTCAAATATACTATTAATAACGGATCTAATTCTAGTTAAGACTCGAGGGACTATACCCAATCTTTGGAATCTTCCATCAGCACCTCTTCTACCTTGAAATAAAGCATTAAAAATACCAGTAATTTTAGTTTTAATTTTATCAAACAACCAATTTATTCCAAAAAATCTACCAATTTTTGTTAGTACTCCAGAAAATATTCTTATTGGTGTTCTATAGATTGCTCTCAATAACTTAAATGCTAGTTGTCCATTCTTTAATGGATTTAGAAATCCACGAAAGCCGGCAAATGTGGCCCCTAATGCACTAATGGCCGCTATAACTCTTATTAAAGTTTTCGACATAAAACCTAACTTAGCAATATCTCCTTCTGGTACATCATCTGCATCTACAGTTGTATCTCTACTTTTAGATTGTTTTTTACCTAAAGCCAGCATCTGTTGTTCAAGCATTTCTTCAAGTGTTCTTTTCTGAATAGCAAACATTTTAGTTAATGTTTTATTCATAGATTTTAAAGATCCTTGAATACCAGAAAGCAACCGATTGTCAAGCAATGCTAAATCAATTGACATTTTCTGCCGTTTTTTATCTTGGGCCTCAGAAGCCGCGGAAGGGCCTTGTGCTGTATTGACTCTAGGTAAAGCCATTATTTTCCTTTCATTCCACTCTTATCGAATGCGGCAAACCCCATAAAGGCGCCAACAATACCAGCTTGTGCTAAGTAGAATAAGTTTGATACATCACTCAATAGCTTAATTCTTTCATCAGGAATAAATGGTGTAAACATTATTAGTGTGAATGCACACATTGATCCCAATGCAACCCAAGCCATATTTCTTTGATGCATTTGTTTTCTATTTTGTCTTTCAACTTCTTCTTTCATTCTCCAATCTTCCATTTCAATATCAGATACTACACCATCACCGTTAGTATCTAACTTTTCATATTTAGAACCTTTTTGTAATTTCTTTGCCGTCATCTCTCAGTTTTCCTTTTCTCAGCTTCTTCTTCTAAATGTTGTTTCAGTAAATGAATGTAAATGTCACGTTCAAAAGGTATCATATTTTCTAACTCATTTAAAGAGTATTTATGATGTTGCATAAGTGAAAAATTGAGTTGATAGTAATTACTTAGCGAATTGTGTATCAACCCTAGGTAAAAAAAGACTGTAAGCCCTCCAGAGTGATTTTATCTTTCTCTCCACACTTATTACAAGTCCATTCTATATCTTGTTTCAATTTAGGTGCATCTTGAACAAAAGAAGTTATCTTTTCAAATTGTTTTTGATTTAATTGATTTATCCAGTCGTCCATTTCTTCTTCTGTAAAATCTGAATATACATTTTCTTTATCATACACATATTCAACCATCATAGCTATTGTTTTAAATGCCATTTCAGTCTGATCATCAACTTGTCTTTTTGATAAATCAGCTATTGTTTTATATGTAGGATAATTAACTTTAAC